TGGTCATTACCTTCTGTTGAGCCATCAAGGATGCAAGACCAGTAATCTCAGCAGGAGTCAGTGGCACATTCAATTGACCTGCTTTGGCTCTCAAAGACTGAACCAATGGCACATTCATCTGTGCAATGTCTCTAGCTGTTCTACGCTCAACAAAACCCTTACGTACAGCAGGAGCGAGTTCAGCAGCACCACTAAGAACACCAGAAATAGCAACTTCAGCCGGGTTAACTTCCTGACCACCAATCAATCCACCGAGCTTTTGACGAAGGTAATTAGTAGCAGCAGCAGTACCGCCAGTGAATGTAGAAGCAGTTGCTACGCCTAGTGGGCCACCTAATGTAAGTGGAGCAGATACCACACCAGCAAGAATGTCCGGAACCATCTCAGCAACATCAGGAGCATAGTAAGCCGCTGTAGATGCAGGGCCAGCTATCTCTTTGTAATACTTACCATCATCAGCCTGATACGCTATATCACCGTCAACTATCGTGTATCTAGTAACTGGGATACCACGTTGTTGTGCAAAATACTTGATAGCTGCTTGTTTATCAGTAGGAATACCGCCAACAAGAGAAGTACCAAAACCAGCAGCACGAGATGGATCAGAGATAGGCTTTGGCCCTAGCTCTGGGAATTGTCCAGATCCAGCTTGTTGACCAGATGTAGCTCTTTGACCAGAAAAAAAAGCAGACGCATAATCAAAATCATCAGTAGTTTCTGGTGACTTCTGCTGCTTATTGGCAAAAAACTGACCTGCATAATCAAATTCAGCCATGTTTCACCTTAAAATGATACGCCAAACTCAGCCGCTAACTGACGGTTAATTGTATTTAAATCTGCTGGCTTATTAGGATCAAGATTATATTCCTGTGCAATAGCTTTACCACGAGCCTGAACTATTGATGGTATTTTATCCAAAGGAGTGCTTTCCCAATTCAAGCCTTTTCTCAATGAATATTGTTTACGGGCAAGAGCATACTTGGTTTGCTGAATAGCATTATTTAATTTTGCTTCAAACTCTGTAGGGCTATCACCATCAAATATTCCAGTTCCAGCATTAGGTAATTGAGCAATAATACGTTCTGCTTCCTGAACTCCCATAGCCGCACCAGTAATGTCTTTAATGGTTTGGTTAAGATTCTGCAAAGAATTTTGACGATATTGCGAATATTCAGCAAGTTGCCGTTTTTCTTTCTCTGGCAAACCAACGTATTTATCTCTAAGCGTACTCCATGCTTGTTTCCCTCTATATTGAATATTTTGATATTCTGGTTTATAAGAAAACTGAATATTGTTTAGACGAGTAACAGCATCAGCAGTAGTAATTACACTTTGTTCAACCTGACCAGCAGTTGTTTTGCTAAGTTGACCTGTGTAAATAGTAGAAGCACCTGCCTTAGCCTTTGAAATGCCCCTTCTCTCTGCCTCTTTATCAACCTTTGCCCGTTGCTCTGGGCTAAGTTTTGAAATGTCTGATGTACCAAACATCGTCAAAGAAAGATTAGCGTATTCGCCAGTAAATTTATCTCTGTCAGCAACTGTTCCTTGTACAAGATCAACTTTGCCATTTTGGTCAATTTGATAAACTTGACCTCTATCAGTTGGCAAACCTCTAGCTTTAGCTTCTTCAGGAGAGAGAAGATTTGTATACGATGAAACAGTACCTTGAATAAGGTCAATGCTTCCATCAGCCTTACGCTGATAACGCTGTCCTTGTCTTGTATTCAAGCCTAACTTTTGTGCTTCAGCATCAGACAATGTTTGAGCAGATCCAGAACCAGATACCTGAGTAATTTTCCCAGTGTTATCAACTTGAAATGTATAGTTAGGATTAAGTCCTCTTGCTATAGCATCTTCTTTACTCAAAGTTGTAACAGCGGCTGTCTTAGTAACAGTCTTAATTTCTCCATCTGGACTCATCTGATAAGTCAAATCAGGAGAAAGGCCATACTGAGAAACTTGATCTTGAGTCAAAATCTTAGTTGTACTAGTTCCACTTACCAATGAAGGAATATTGTCTTTAATCGTCCATTTGCCACGATTAGGATCTAACCCTAATTGCGTAGCTTCTGCATCACTTAGAATTCTTCCACCGCCATAATTAGCAATCTCACCACGCCTGCTAGAAATTAGTCTGCCATCTCTAAAGAACAGTTGCTCTTTAGGATCAAGTAACTCAGCTCTCTTTTCCAGCCTTTCAGCGGCTACTGTATCTCCATTCATAGCTGCAATATCAGCCTTTTTACGAAGAGCGTTAGCTTTAGCAACATTAGCAGGATCAACTAATGAAACACCTTGTTGTGGAACATTACCAGCAGTAGGAGCAACAGTAGGAACAACTGGAGTAGCGCTCACCTGAGTAGGTACTATACGAGGCGCAGCGCCAAAAGAAGATACACCAAGTAAACTTGGTACAGCACCTTCTTGTTGTGTTTGATCTGATATCAATGAAGGAGCATTCTCCACTTGTGGCTGAACTTGTGGCTGTTCATCATCTCCAAAATACATCTTTGCTCGACGTTGTGCCAAAAGTAGTTTAGTAGCTTCTTCAGGGTTAATGGCAAACAACTGAGCTAATTCTGGATTTTGTTTTACAGCGTCTTGTATCGCTTTCAACCGATTAGTAGTTTGAGCTTGTGTCAGTGCTGCGCTTTGCAATTGCTGTTGCTGAACGATATTCTGCAATCCTTGTTGATAAGCACCACCAGCAGCACCAAAGCCACCAGCCAATGCACCCAAGATATTCTCAGCAGCAGAGCGACGAGGCCCGATCTTGCTCATACCCTGAGCTAGTGAAAGACCAGCACCTAGCAATCCTTGGATATTTGCAACATTCTGCTGCTTTTTCATCTGCTCAGGCGTAATAAGACCCATGCCAAGCAATCCCTCGTAAGTCGTGGGAGCAGCAGAGCCAAATACGTTAGGGATGTAATCTGTAATTGCCATATATCACCTAGATCAGCGAAACTTTGGGTATACCTACTTGGTATTGTGGTGCTGCTACTTGACTTGGACTACCACGCATTAGACCGGGAGACTGTAATTGCGGCTCACGTTGTTGCAATAGGCTCTGACCTGTCTGAACTGCCATAGATGCAAGAACTGGGTTCTGTTGAGCATACTGTCCAAGTTCCTTTGCTCCAGCGCCTAACTTGTCAAAAAATGACATATTGGCAGCAGGATTACCAGCCATACCAAGACCAGTGTAGCCACCAGCAGTGCCAGCAGCATTAGCCGCATCAAGAGCTAAATCAGCAGACAAACCACCATCTATAAGTGACGTAAGATTAGTAGCCGCAGGAGCTACTTCAGGAACCATTGCTGGAACGGCTTGTCCAAATCCGCCAACAGCACCCGGCATAGTTGTAGAAGCCGCATTACCAGCCATACCAAGTCCGGTAGTGCCAGCAGTGCTAGCAGTATTTGCAGCAGCATTGCCAAGGCTACCAAACCCAGTAAATGCACTTCCAGCACCACCAAGAACACCGCCTAACAAAGCGCCTTGAAGTGGGTTTTTGCGGTTTGTCGCAGCACCCATAGCGGAACCAATAAGAATCGGAGCAGCAGCAGCACCCATTATTTACCCCCCTGTGGAGTAGCTGTCGTCTTAGTCTCCAAAGGAGCACCATAGAAGACATTAGCAGCCTGTTGTAGTCTTTGCATCGGGATATCTTGAGCAGCCAACTGACCCTGCAATGCTTGCTGCTGATAGCCTTCTTGAGCCTGACCTGCTTGCAATAGACGCTGAATATCAGCATAGTCAGCTTGAGCCATAGTCGGAGCAGCCTGAGCAGCTTGCATTTGTCTAGCTCTTTCAGCCTCAGCAGATTGATAGGCCAATTGACCGCCTTGTTCAGCCATAGCGCGAGCGAATACGTCCTGAGCACGTCCTTCTTGTTCTGCTAGGGCAGATGAGCCATAGCGACCCATTGAGGAGGCTTTAGACTGAAGACCCTGCACACCCTCTGTGAACTGTTCTCTAGCCAAACGGTTAGACTGCTCCAAAGCACCCGCTAAGAATGGATTAACGCCTCGTCCTTGAATCGTAGCCAGTTGCTCTGCCTGAGCAGCACCGACCAATGGAGAGCCAGCCTGAGCACGTTGAGCCGCTTGCTGGATAGCCGCCTGAGAGAAGGCAGACTGTTCAGGAGCCAAGGTAGCAGGGGCTTCTGGCATCCCCTGATAAAGCCGTTGAGCTTCACCTAAGCTGTAAGTAATATACGGCTTAAACTCCGGTGCTATCTCCGTCTTTGTTTCTTGAGTTCCGCCACCACCACCCATATCACACCTCGCATATCCATTTTCGGGGCCTGAATCCATAAGCCTTAGCCCTACGATTCCACCCCGGCCTATGACTAGCAAATGTTAAATATTTGACATTAGCATCTCTAGCCATATTTTTTATAAATTGTAAACCTTTTTGTACCACTTGATAATCATTTTCTAACGTCCATGCAGCCCAAACGTGCAACTCTTTCTCTAAGGGTTGCAGGATAAAGAAGCCATAAAAATGGTTATTCTTTAGTACCACCCACAGCATTGCCTTCTGGTTCCAGCAATCTGTGTAAACATCTTCAGGTATCCAATTCTCAGGACTTTTCGTCTTAATTTTGTTCAAGCCAGCACGAAGGCTAGGCCACCAGTTGCGGAGTTCATCCACAGGGATATGTTTAAATTCTGTCATCCGACAATTATATAACCATACGTCTTATCTGCTGTACTGTTTGCCCAGTGCGTAAGAGTAGCACTTCCCTGCTGTTTAGCGGAAACATATACATTGGTTGTTGCACTAGGAGCAACATAAGACGCAGTTACGATAGCCGATGGAACTGCCGGTCTGGTAGGGCTTGTGCTAGTGTCAAAATGCTCAATAGAAACACCGGTATTAGTAGTCCTCCACATAATCTCAATATAATCGTTAGCATTTAATTCTAAGAAGAAATTAAGTGCAGCAATTAGGTAAGAAGGATCGCCAGATCCTTTCCTAGCTGGCAAATGAAACCTGCTATTTGAAGCATCTACATTCGTTCCATTCTTCCTAAACCAAATATCTACATCCTGACCATCGTTAGTAGTGTTCTTGAATTGAATAGAGAACTGGATGTTATAAACACCGTAGTTTCTGACATTTAACCTAGAGCTATTGGATAAATAAACACCACTTGTGTAATCAGTTGTATTAAAGGTAACAGCATAAGCCGTTGTGGTATTGGCAGCAGTTTGGTCTGTAGAGTCTTGGAAAGCCCCATAGGGAGCCGCATCAGCCTCAGCAGCATCAGATACAGGAACAAAGAAAATCAGGCTGTCGTAGCCTATACGCTCGTCAAATAGGGTAGTTGTGGTGGCATTGCCTGTTGCTAAGGTAATCAGACCCGTATTATTGGTCTTTCCGTCCATAATCCCGCGAACGACCTCAGAAACAGCTCGCTGATCCCCTCCAAATGGCGGTAGTGTACGAAACTGAGTCATCGATTACCCTGTTTAACAACGTCGAACTCCAAACCAACCGCAGTTTCCCAGTTAGAACCACTAGGAGTCAGTCTCAAACGATGATATTCACCGTTAGACCGCAAACTCACACGGTTTTCTGCGTCAGCGGCTACATCTGAGCCAAATTCCACCTGTTCAGCAAGATTATCCCGGCTAGAAACAGCAATAGAAGCAGTTCCTTTGTCCACAATCGGCTTTGCCAGCATCACCGTAGAGCGCCCTACATCAATATCACCCGTTGTAATGATCGCAGTCTTAGGCTGACCAGAGAAAGATATGATCTTCTGACCAGAAACTCCCGCAAATAGCAGTTGTCCACCAGCAAAAACACGGGAATCCAAAGGAATATCAAGCGCATCAATGCTTGTGTTGTAGTTATCTACCTGCTCTAACGTAGCGGAAGGCGTTAATACATAAGCAATTGACGTTGCTGTAGTGTCTGCATAAGACCATTTGTTCAGGTCAATGGAATACATCAGCAGGAACTTACCGCCGAACGTATTATTAAACTTCCAGATTACTAACTTATTAACAGGATCAACCGTAGCGCTCATACCTGTCTGTATTTCATTAGGAATGGCGTTATCAAAGAACCATCGGTTTACTTTCTCAGTACCGATATTCTTAGTTGATTGACCATCACAGACATAGAAGCCATCGTCTGCAAGGAAATAGGTTAGGTTGCCGTACTGGGCAATAGATCCGTTAGAAATACAGCCCAAAGACCGGCTAATAGCGTCAAACTGGAAGAAGAACGGAGATCCAGCATAGCTCATCCGGTAAATAGCACGTTCTAGGAATACCAGACCATACTCACCACCAGCAAGACCAGTAATATCACCACCATCAGGGAGGATCTGCGTATCAGCCTGAGAAGCAGCACCGGGAGTCCAGTCTGTCTCATCGTTAATATCTGACCAGTAGACCTTACTTGTATCCGTCCCATCATTAGCG